ACATTTTTATAATATTTTTGATATGTTCTGAAAGTTCATCATTTATATTATCATAAGTGTGTATATTTGAGAACTTATCTTTATAAAAATCTATATTAACTTTAATATTGTGTAAATTTTTATTCGATTTAACGACTAAATCTTTTATCTCAGATGTATTAATATCTTGTAAGAAATATTTCTGCGTGAATAGTACTAGGTTTGATACATTATATTCTATTTTGAAAGGGAAACATTTATTTATGATAGATTTTACATTTTTATTGATATTGTTAAATATGTATATGATAGGATTTTTTTTTTCTTTTTTCTTAGCAAAATCACATATAGATTTAAATAATTTTTTATCATTTATTTGTATGAAAAAGATATCATCTATGATCAATGATTTATATATTTTATCGTTAAACATCATCGTTATACTTTTCTTATAAAGAGTATCTTCAAGATAATCTTCAAAATTATGGGTAGATTTACAAAAATCACTTTTTACATAAACTCTAACCCAATCTTTTAGTATGTAATCCGCAATTGTAGTTTTACCTGTTCCAGGTAAACCATAGATAGCTAATGATTTTTCTTTGTATTTATATTGTAACCAGTCTTTTAAAAATGATTTCTTTTTAAATAAATTAATAATATCTTCACTTAGATTATCATTCATTATAAATGTGAATGATTTCTTTTTAAATATCATTTTTAGAAATATTAGCAATTACAATTTTACTATAGAGTGTATTTTTATTATCCTCAATCCATCCATAATCTTTTATATTATCTATATATTGTTTTGTATATGATTCCCATAAGTGAAGTGTAACTAAATTATCGTTTATGTCTGTATTATCCCGAAATATTTTCTCTCCTTCTTTTGCGTAGGGTCTAAAGAAATATTCGGGTGGAAATACTTCCGCATACATTGTAAATTTTTCATTTATTTTCCCAGGTAGACGAATAGATGCTTCTCCCCAACCATCTGGATTAAAAAATTTTTCATAATTTTTTAACCATAAAGAAAAGAAATCACTTTGAGGGATAGTCATCATAAAAGCATTACATATAGATTTTTCATGGTATATTTCATATCCTAAAACAGTTTTATATTTTAAAAGATCTTTATAAGGTTTATATGTTATAGTATCTATATCCATATAAATACCACCTCTTTCATATAACTTATTTATTCTAACCCAATCAGCTTTATGTGCGAAATGTTTTATCTCTTTTTTACCTATGTGTGTTGGTAATAAAATCTTTTCTAATTCTAATACTGGTATTTTTTGTTTTAATCTTTCCCACCATTTTCCATATGGTTCGTAATGATAGTAAAAATATATTGTCTTTGGTTTATTTACTATATATGCACTCAATATTGAAAGATAATAAACAAAGCAAAATTCTTCATTTTGAGGTTTGAGTCCAAAAACAAAATGAACAATATTCGGGATTTTATTTTTATTTTTGTAGTATATACATATAAATATCACAACTAATATAAATATTAGTAAAAACATATAGTATAAATGGATATAGTATAAATGGATATATAAAATACTTAAAATCACCCTATTATATTATATTATATAATCTAAAATGCTAGTAGAAAAAAGGAATGGTTCCACAGAAGAAGTTTCTTTCGACAAAATTCTTAACCGTATTAAGCTCCTTTGTTCAGGAGAAGAATTTGAAGAAAAAATAGATATAGATCCAGTTTTGATTGCTCAAAAGGTCTGTACTGAGATCCATGATAGAGTTAAGACTAGTAAACTAGATGAACTAGCTTCTGAAACAGCTATATCACTTTATTCAAAGAATCCTGATTATGCCGTCCTTGCGAGTAGACTTGTTGTGTCTAACCATATTAAGAGCACACCTTCAAAGTTTTCTGAAGTAGCAGAAATTCTTCATAAGAATAGTATTATTAAAGGTTATCTTTATGACCTAGTGGTTTCTCACGGAGAAGAAATTGATAGTCAGATTGAAGAAATGAATGATTACAATATTGATTTTTTTGGTTTTAAAACACTCCAAAAGAGTTATCTTTTAAAGGTTGATGGGGTTATTATTGAAAGACCACAACATCTTTTTATGAGGGTTGCTCTATGTATTCACAGGGATAATCTTGAAAAAGCATATGAAACATATAGACACATATCAAATAAGGATTTTATTCACGCTACACCAACACTTTTTAATGCTGGAACTAATCGCGAACAACTTGCATCTTGCTTCCTTTTGTCTATGAAAGAAGATTCTGTGAAGGGTATTTATGATACTTTAAAAGATTGTGCTCTTATTTCAAAGTATTCGGGTGGTATTGGTCTTCATATTCACAACATTCGTTCAAACGGTTCATTTATCAAGGGGACCAATGGTTATTCAAATGGTATTGTTCCTATGTTGCGAGTATTCAACGATACAGCACGTTATATAGATCAGGGGGGTGGTAAACGCAATGGTTCTTTCGCTATTTATCTTGAACCATGGCATGCAGATATTGAAGATTTCCTTGAGCTCAAGAAAAATCATGGTAATGAACATGAAAGAGCAAGAGATTTATTTTATGGTCTATGGATCCCTGATCTCTTTATGAAGAGAGTAAAAGAAAATGGTGTTTGGTCACTAATGTGTCCACATGAATGTCCTGGATTGAGTGATTGCTATGGTGATGAATTTGAAGAACTTTACATGAAATATGAGTCTGAAGGTAAGTATAGAAAGCAGTTGAACGCTCAAGACCTATGGTTTGCTATTCTCACATCTCAAATGGAAACAGGAACACCTTACCTCCTTTATAAAGATTCCTGTAATAGGAAATCAAATCAAAATAATCTTGGAACAATCAAATCTTCAAACCTTTGCACTGAGATTATTGAGTATTCGAATGATGAAGAAACAGCTGTTTGTAATCTTGCTTCTATTTCTCTCCCAAGTTGTTTAATTCCACAAGATTTTTCAGATATAGTTCTAACAATATATACAAAAGAAGGTTGTATGTATTGTGATGCAGCAAAGAAATTGTGTTCTACTAATAATATTAATTTTATTACAAAAGATAAAAGCGAATATACACTTATAGCTGATGATCTACATGGTGTAACATTTCCTAAGATTTATTACAATGGTAATCAATATATTGGTGGTTACACAGAACTTGTTCAGTGGTCAAAGCCAAATTTTGATTATCAAAAGCTCAAAGATCTTTCAAAGACACTAACAAACAACTTGAATAAGATTATTGATTATAATTTTTACCCTATTCCAGAAACAGAACGTTCAAATCGCCGACATCGTCCTATTGGTATTGGTGTTCAGGGTCTTGCCAATGTTTTCTATGAAATGAAGACTGAATTTGGTTCAGATGAATCTAAAGAAATTAACCGTAAGATTTTTGAAAGCATTTACTATGGTTCTCTTCAAGCATCTATGGAAATTTCAAGAGATAGAGAAGAAAAGATGAAGGTTTTTAAAACAGGCATACGTTCATTTGCTCCAAATGAAGATGAATATGTATCTGAAGATATTCTACGGAGACTAAATGATGAACTAAAGCCAATTGATGCTGAGATTGAAAGAGAAGAATATCTTGGAACATACTCATCTTATATCGGTTCACCTCTTTATAATGGTTTCCTTCAACATGATCTATGGGGTGTTCCGGTAGATAACACTCTTCATGATTGGGAAACTTTAAGGGAAGATATTAAGAAATACGGTGTTCGTAATAGTTTACTTGTTGCTCCAATGCCTACTGCTTCGACATCACAAATTCTAGGAAACTTTGAATGTATTGAACCAGTTATCTCAAATATTTATTCAAGACGTGTTCTTGCTGGAGAATTTATGGTTATTAATGAATATCTTGTAAAGGATCTTATTGAAGTTGGTAAGTGGAGTGAAGAAATGAAAGATAAAATTATTCTTAATGATGGTTCCGTTCAAAATATTAAAGAAATCCCATCTTCTATTAGGGAAAGGTATAAGACAGCGTGGGAAGTAAAGCAACGCCATATTCTTGATATGGCTGCTGATAGAGGAGCATTTATCTGTCAGTCTCAAAGTCTTAACCTTTTTGTAGAATCACCTAATTTTAAGAGACTTTCTTCAATGCATTTTTATGGTTGGGAAAGGGGACTTAAGACAGGAATGTATTATTTAAGAACTCGTCCAAGCTCAAAAGCACTACAATTTACTCTAGAGCCGGAGAATCCATGTGTTTCCTGTTCGGGATAAAAAAAATATTACATATAGTATAAATAATGACCAGAAAAGTGACTAGACGTAATTTGCGTAGACGTTCAACACGTGTCGCCAGACGCTCCACTAGGCGTTCAACAAGGCGTTCTGCTAGACGCTCCACTAGACGTGTCGCTAGACGCTCTACTAGAGCATTAAAGCGTTCAATTAGAAAGAATGTTAGACATTCTACTAGAAGATCAACAAGAAGAAAGAATGTTAAAAGATCATCTAGACGTTCAACTAGAAGATCTACTAGAAGAAGAAATATGAGAAAAGAAATAATGGTTGGTGGGATGAAGGAGGAGGTGGACATGACCGAAAAACATTGTAAAAAATTCCCTCACTACGAAGTAACTCCGGAGATGAGGGATGCGATAGAAAAATTTCTGCAGGAGATGGGAGTTACGAGGGATGAACCAATGGAAGTTACGAGGGATGAACCAATGGAAGGGGGTAGTAATGACGGGGAGGAGGACGAGGAAGAATCATTTGATATTATCCCACGCGTGCCATTGTCGGTTACGGAACAGCAAAAGCGCTACCAAAAAATGTTAAAAGCCGGTTATATAGCGTGGAATAAAGGGACCGACTCACAAGTAGTAAAAAGGGCACAACGTATATTTGCCGAAGGTTCTAAGATAATAATCGCATGTGTATTTTACTTAAAGCCTGAATTACTAGGTTGTGTGAGTAAATGGGCTGTAGCAAGCGCTTTTAAAAATATTAAAACAATTATACAAGGTATTATTTATATATTATTAGGTATAGTATCAGGGACATTGTCAAGTTGGGCAGGAATTAGTATGGCTTTATTTTCAGGTATAAATGCTATTTTAAAGAAAGTCGGAGAAATTCCCCCTAACAGGCAGCAGCAGCTACAGGCCGCTAGGAGAATGAATGATACTTTAGTATCCGCTTTATATAGCCAAGTAGTAGAAACATTCTGGTCATTCGCACGGTCAGCGGAAGACATCAATCAGGTATTTGATAAATTCGGAATATTATTAACATCTAAATATATTAATAACTTTTACGTATTTCCAGCAGAGGAAACGAACGAAGAAGGCGTCGTGGGTATTGTAAATATGCCCTTGCGAGCAGAAGTAATTGTTAACATAGATGAGCTGAACCAAGCTAAGATTCAGAAAGCTCAATGGAAGGCTCCCCAGCCCGCCCCCCCTCTCCCGGAAGAGCATGTAATAGAACTTTTTGATAAATATCTCTGGATCCCACGCAAAGCCGGACCGCAACCAAAGTATAATAATGTTTATCTTATTAACTTTGGGACATTTAGTTTGTCAATAACTGGTATAGATCCTCATATAAAGAGAAGTTATATACTGAGTGGTTTGAGAATAGGTGATCAGTTTTTGGAGGCCGCGCGCGCGGCGGCGGTGAGGAAGAGGACAGGACGGGATGAGGAAGCGGAAGCGGAAGCGGAAGCGGAAGCGGAAGCGGGGGATGAAGATGAGAACCAACAACCGGCGGAAAAGCGACGACATGTCGGCAATATTCCGTTCAAGACTCCGTTCAGCCAGTTGCTCGCGCCCAATAACAAAGATGGCGTTGAAGGTGAAGGTGAAGATGATATGGAAGTCACGGATGAAGATTTATAAATTAAAATATATTGTCTAATTCATTGAAAATACTTATTTTATCTCTTACTATTTCAACATTTACTTTATCTTTATCTTTATTTTTAGGAGTTTTTTGAATAGGTTTTATTTGTTCAACTTTCTCAGTTTTCTTTTTAGCTCCAAACATTTTATTAACATTACATTGTACATCAATAAAAAGTTTAAAGTCCGCCCTTAATGGAATTGAAAAATTAATATCATGTGTTAGATAACCAAAAGCATGAAACAATATAGGTAATCTAGAATTTCTCTTGCCGAGTGTATAATCATTTGTAAATAATTTATATAAATATGCAATTTGTGATCTAATATTTTCATCTCTTGTTTTAAGTTCTTCATTAATAATATCCCAAACAATCCATATAACATTTGAGCGAAACTTTTGATCTACATCTTTGACATCCCTATATTCAACCGTCCATTTAATATTCTTTTTTTTATGTTGATTCTCCCATTTAAGTAGCCAAAGAACCCAAAAACAACATCTATCATAACCAAATTGTTTATTTTTACACATCGTAAATATTTCATTAAGTATTATTTTAATTTCATCTGGATCATTGAATCTCATAATATTATCAGGAAGTATATTCATTTCACCACATAATCTCTTTTTCATATTTTCATATTTAAAATCTTGAGAGATATCAATTTTTGAATATTTATCATACCTTTTTGTTTTTAAAGAAGTTGTTAAAGTAGAAACTACATCAAAAAATAAATTCCGTATCATTTGACTATTTCTTAAAAGAATAAACCTATCTTTATCTTTAGGATTAAGTCTAGTAACCTGATTTCTATATACTAAATCTTTATTATACATATATTGTGGTAACCTTGGATTATTTATGTGAACAACTTTTGACGCATATATGATTAGTTTTTCCCATAAATTGTTTGCGTATCCAGAAACTAGACATTCAGTTGTCCAATGACACGCACCTTCTATTTTTTTAGCTTCTATATTTTTTAAGACAGCATTAATTACTTGTGTTTTTTTAAATCCTGAAAAAGTTAAATCTTTAAATTTAGTATAATCCCTGGTATCATTAATAATATATTTATCGTCCATAATATTTATTTTACAATAAATATTTAAGAAAAAAACATGTTTATATATATAATTTTTTATATTTTTCTATAAAAATGGAACAAAAACCAGAAAAAAAAGAAGTTAGTGTTAAGTTACCGAGCTCATATCTCAGAAATATCTATGCTACTTTACTTATAGCTAATAATAGAGCTACTTGGCATCCAGATGAACTAATACCTGTAGGGACTACTATCAAAGAATTAAAAGCAATTATACAAAAATGTAATGAAGAAGAATCTAAAGAAGAAGAATCTAAAGAAGAAGAATCTAAAGAAGAAGAATCTCCGTAAATTAACCTGTGCTACCAAGACCACCCTGACCCCTTTCTGAATCAGTTAGTTCATCAACAAGTGACAAATTAATTGGATTGTTAAGTAGAGGTGGACATATTTGGAAAAGTCGTGTTC